GTAAGTTTTTATAACAAGACCAAAAGATGGATTGCAGAGATAAGAGTTAATGATAAAAGGGTATATATAGGATCATTTTTAAATGAAGAAGATGCGGCAAAAGCACGTGATATTGCTACATTAGAACATTTTGGAGAATATGGAAGGTTAAATTTTCAAATTTGATTTATAAATATTAAAAAAAAATAAAAAATTGAATAAAATGTGTAATTTATTAATGTTTATAACAAATGTTGTCTTTTTTTGATTTTGGTGAATCTAATACTCGTAGTTTATTTCATTTTTTGCAGGATTCACTTGCAAAGAATTATGAATTTGAAATAAGATTTGGTAAATTTTTATATGAAAAAAATAATGAAAAAAACAATGAAAAAAAACAATATCGTTTTGATTCAAATATGGAAATTGAAAGTTTTTATAATTTGAAAAATATGTTTGATAGTCAAATGATTGAAAAAGGATATAAAAATACTCGCGAATTTATCTATGCAGGTGATAAATGTTCAATTAAAAGAATTGTTGATTTGGATGATCATTCTGTTGTTTCTATGATAAAATCGAGTGTACGGCGTTACGATATATATGATTATGATATTCGTATATCAGTTGCATATGAGAAAATGGATGTACCAATTGAACATCCTGATGAATTTTATATGATTAGGACAAAGAACAGAACAAGTTACAAGTTGCCATTTGGCTCACTTGATTTTACTATTATTGAACAAAAAGATTGTAAAAAGAATACAGTTGAAATGAAATATGAAGTTGAAATGGAAATAACAATGATGAATAAAGAAATAACAATGACGGACAGAGAAAATATTATGACACATTTAATGGTTTTATTACAAGCACGTCAAAATAATTTCTTTGTGATTCCTGGAAATGAAAAAAGACGTGTTATTTACGAATATCGTAATATGTTAAAGGTTGGATATTTTGTAGGTGCTCAACCAGAAACCTTGCATAAAGATAAGATTTCGACTATATATAAATCAGATTATTCTATTACTGATAAAGCAGATGGTGATCGTGTATTTTTATTCGTTGACAAAAGTGGTGATGTTTATATTTTGGATAGTAATTTGAATCACGTTTTTAGAACAGATATAAAACAGAAAAACAAGGATTATTATAGTTCTATTATTGATGCAGAATTGGTGAGATCTGAAAATAAGATATGTATTTTAGCATTTGATTTATTGTATTATGGAAACAAAGATATTCGTGGTGATAAAAACTATTTGTTAAAAACGAGATTGGAAAAGTTGGATGAAATAATCGGAAATTTGTCAACTTCTGATTATTATGAAACTACATTAAAAAAGTATTATTTTGGAAATGTATTCAGTGCATCTAAAAAAATTTTAGATTCTATCCATGATAAACCATATGAAAATGATGGGTTGATATTTACTCCTGTAAATGAGCCATATTCTATTTCTAAAAAATGGCCTTCGTTATTAAAGTGGAAACCAGCTGAATTGAACACAATTGATTTTTATGCTGAACGAGTTGAATCTACAAATAGTATTAGTAGATGGAATTTATATATTCAAGCACCCAAGGAAAATTCTACTCAGAGAAATAATATGGAAAAGGTTTTATTTGATGTTGAAAAATTATGTGGTGATTTATCTGTTGGAAATGTAGTTACATATGAAACTACATTTAGTGATAGTTTAATTGACAAGACTACAAACAGTCCTTATCAATCAAAAACAGTTATAGAATTCAAATGGGACAAAGAACTGTCTAAATTTATTCCATTAAGAACTCGTTGGGATAAAACAGCTAATCCAAATAAACATGGAAATTTTGTAAAAGTTGCTTGTGATATTTGGAACAATATTCATAATCCAATTGAAAAGGATTATTTATTAAAGTTTTATTCACATAACAAGGTTGAAAAGGACATCTATTTTGAAAAGATGAGACGTTTTCATAACAAAGTAAAAGAATATTTGTACAACAAATATTGCAAAAATAACAATTATTTATTAGAATTATGTTCTGGAAAGGGGGGAGATTTACATAAATGGTTATATAATAATGTAAAAAATGTTGATGGTTATGATGTATCTTCTAAACATATTGATGAATGTAAACGACGTTTTGAATCACTACACATTGCTCCGTGTTTTAATTTTTACAATCTTGATTTGAAAAAGTCAGATGCACCAGATGTAGTGTATCGTAACAAACAATCTAAATACGATACAATTTGTTGTCAATTTGCAATTCATTATTTTTTTGAATCAAAGAACAGTTTAGAAAATGTATTTAAGATTTTAGAAAATTGTTTAAATGATAATGGGCACTTTATCGTTACATTTATGGATGATCAATCTTTGGATAATTTGTTTTGTAACAAAAACAATGTGTGTTATGAAGAAAATGGTGAAATAATTTATATGTTGGAACGTGATGCAAAACGTGATTCATTATATGGTAATCGTTTAAAAATCACATTAAATGGAAATAATATTTTAGGAGATGGTTCTGATGAGTGGATTGTTAATTTTAAAAGTTTTTGCGATGTAATGGCGCAAAGAGGGTTTGAATGTGTAGAAACAGAATTATTTTCAAAATTATACAATAAGGATTTATTAGATATTGATTTATCTGATTATGAAAAACAGATTTCGTTTTTGAATAGATATGCTATATTTCGTAAGACAACGTCAAGACAACACGATATTGATTTAGTTTGTAATCAAGTTGTTTATAATAGTATTCCTACAGAATACAATTTTGAAACAGTTGATTTACATCAAAAGAATATTACTGTTCAAAAAATTACATCAACGTATAACATTATTGATATTCTTAATTGTATACAATACAAATATTATAAAAACAATGTTGAAAACAAGGTGTTAGATGATGTTCCAGAAAATGTATTTGGTGAAATTGTGAATATGTTTGACAAATTAAAAATAGAATACGTTCCAATTTTTATACAAGATCCATTAGATTTTAATTTATACAATGACACTACAAACAATGTTTATTTTACATATTACAAACACATAATTGAAAAAAAGATTGATGACGAAGAAGAAAAGATTGAATATCATAATTGGTACATCATTATGTATAATGACAAATTAATTTTCTCAAATCCAAATCCAATTAAAACTACAGCACCTGAAACTACAACACTTGAAAGTAAAACTACAACACCTGAAACTACAACACTTGAAAGTAAAACTACAACACCTGAAACTACAACACCTGAAACTACAACACCTGAAACTACAACACCTGAAACTACAACACCTGAAACTACAACACTTGAAAGTAGATCACCTGAAATTTCAGAAGGTGGTGATATGAAAAAAATTATTATGGAAAAGTATAATAATATGAAGAATGACAAAAAAGTTACTATTAAAATGTTTAAAGAATTATTACAATGTGCAAATCTTAAAGTATCTGGTAAAAGGGAAGAATTGGAAATGAGATTAAATGAATATTTATCGATTTAACATTTATAGAATTGTTGCGTAACAATTATTTAATTATTATATTTTATCATAATAAAATGGTTCAAGTTGATGTTTATGGTGACACACGTGCTACTTGTGTACAAAGAGTTTTAATTTTATTGGAGGAATTGGATTTGAAATATAACGTAATAAAAGTTGATTTATTAAAAAATGAACACAAGGCCAAGGATTTTTTAAAATTGCAGCCATTTGGTAAAGTTCCTGTTGTAAAATATGATGATCGTGTAATTTTTGAATCGAGAAGTATTTTGAAATATATTGCTAAGAATAATCTTGATATTAAGGATTTATTGGGTGGTACAGATGTAGATATTTGGTTGGAAGTGGAATCTCAAAATTATAATCCTGCAGTGAGTAAGATTGTTAATGAAAAATTATTTAAAAAATGGAGGGGTGAAAAGGCTGATGAAGATGTTGTAAAAAAATCATTGGAAGAATTAGAAAAGGTATTAGATGTATATGAAGATCGTTTAAGCGAATGTCCATATATAGGAGGTGATTTTTTTAGTATTGCTGATATTAGTCATATTCCTTATACAAATTATTTATTAAAATGTGGTTATAAAGATTTATATAAAAAGAGACCAAACGTATACAAATGGTTAAAGAGAATTGTTAAAAGAGACAGTGTTCAATATCTAAAACAAAAAGAATCACAGTCTAATAAAAAAGAATCACAGTCTGAAAAAAAATCACAGTCTGAAAAAGATTCATATATTAATAAAAAAGAATCAAAAAAATCACAATCTGAAAAAGAATCACAATCTGAAAAAGAATCACAATCTGAAAAAGAATCACAGTCTGAAAAAAAAGATGATGACAGTATACGAAAGTTATTATTAGATGAAAGTGATGAAAGTAAGGAAAGTGAAAGTAAGGAAAGTATAGATAAGGAGAGAGAATATAAAAAGATGGTTAAAAGAATGATGCGTAAAGAAAAGACTAAATTGCAGAATGATATTGAATAATCTTTTTCGATTACATAGCATTAATGGATTCATCCCAAATTTTTTTACAATTCAAATTAATTTGATTTAATTAATTTGATTTAATTAATTTAAGGTATGATTTGCCAGGATAACGTTAATGCTGTATCTGTCCATCCACTACCAAGAGAGTCTATTCTATAGATAACTGCATCAAATGTTGTTGTTGTGAGTGATTTGAAATTTACGGTATAAGCATTTGTATTATTAGTGGTGGTTGTTAATGAACCTATTATTTTATAATTTGTGTTATTCATAGTTGTTCCAATGGATATATTTGAAATAGTCATTACACCTGTTCCTGTGTAATTTCCAATTATTGTATTACCTGATATTATGCTCATATTTTGGCCGTTCACATATATATTACCTCCTATATGTAGATCTTTTGAGATGGCTGTTCCACCAAGAACAGTTAGTGTACCTCCAGTTCCTGCTCCTTGTGAATTTGTTGTTCCTTTTAATTGCAAAGATCCTTGAGGTTCTAAGGACATTGTATTAGTTGTTCCGTGAAACCATTCAAATGATAAACTATTATCGTTTTTTGGAACGGAAAACCATAGTGATGATGTGTCTATACCAAGTGCATAATCACAA